ATCCCTGCCCGCGGGGCACACATTCGAGGCCGTCGTCGCCCAGTTTCGTCACGAGCGGGTTCGCGCCCCACCGGTCAAAGCCGATGGTCTTGACGTCGAACGCTCCCGCGTCCTGCTTGATCACCTGGAAGATGAAGTCCAGGTCGATCACGTTGCCGGGCGTTGTGCGCAGAAAGCCCTCCCTGACCCACACATCGGCGTTCCCCGCGGTCCTCAGGGACAGGTTTTCGAGGCGATCTTCGGGCAAAAAGAGCCGCCAGACGACGTCCGCGCCGCCTTGCCCGTCCGGGAACTCCCAGCACAGCGCGGTCAGGTCCTCAACGCTCGACAGGTCCAGCCCGCCGTAGCACTCACGGCCCCGCAGCTTCGACTCGTCGACCATGCCAGCCGAGGCATCCCAGGCGCCCAGCGTCACGTACCGGGTGACCTGTTTCGTGCGGATCCCGAGGTGCAGACGCTGGAATCGGGCCAGTTCGGCAGGTGAATCCTTCGCGCTGGCAGCCTTCTGGGCCAGATACGACCGGGTCGGGGAGATCCCGTAGCCCGGATTCGCCTTCTTCCACGTCGACTCGGCGAACGGGTCGTCCTTCACGTCGGCGGCCCAGATGACGCCGAAAGTCGCCGGGTCCTTCAGCACGCCGCGAGCCAGCTTCTCGACCCGGTCACGCTTCCGGGCGTAGATCGTGCCCGGTTTCCCGTCATCCGCGGTCGTGATGAACACGATCAGGGGCTCATCACGGGATCCGGTGCCGGTCTCGATGGCGTCGACGAGCTCGGCGGTCTTGTGGACGTGCAGCTCGTCGACCAGGCCGCAATGGATGTTCGCGCCGTGCTGCGCATCCGCCACCGACGACACCGGCTGCATGTACGACCCCGACGCCGGATGCACAATCCGGCTCGAAAGCGCCTTCACGTGACCCTTCAGCGCCGGCGCCTTCTCCGCCATCACCTTGATCGGCGCGAAGATGAACCCCGCCTGCTCCTTCGTGGTCGCCGCCGCCACCACCTCGGCGCCCTGCTCCCCGTCAGCCGCGGTCATGTAGATCCCGATGCCGCCGACCGTCGTCGACTTCCCGTTCTTGCGCGGCAGATCGGCGTAGAGCTCGCGGATGATCCGGACGTACCGGCCGGCGTCCTCATCCGGCCGGACCCAGCCGAACACCGGCGCCAGCATGTACGCCACCTGCCACGGATCAGGCTTCAGAGGCGAGCCGGCCCACTTGCCCTTCGTGTGCCGCAGCATCGAGAACGCCCGGAGCACCCTGTCGACACGCAGCTCGTCGAACGCGGCGCCCGGAACCGAGCGCGGCTCCGGCGTCTTCCACTTCGGCGGGCAGTCCGGAAGCGGGATCCCCCGGCTGACCAGGTACCAGGCGACCTCCGGCGACAGCTTCAGCCGGCTGAGCTCGGCGGCGTCCGGGAGACCGAAGCCCTCGCGGCCGTCAGCCTCCGAAGGGGTTGTCGTCCTCCGAGCCATCGTCCGCCGCCTTCCCGAGCGCCATCTCAGCGGCCGGAGTGAGCCCGAACTGGCCGGCGAACGCCCGCAATTCACGGCCGGCGTTCCGCGCCAGCGACACCGCGGGATTTGCGATCGGCTTCTCGATGACGTCACCGCCTCGAGTCGTGGTCGTCGTATCCACGACCAGGCCCCGCTCCTTGATCGACCGAGTCGCCAAGACGAACACCGACCATGTCTCGCAGTACGCCGCCAGAACCGCCCGATCCTCCTCCTTGAGCAGGTCCAGCCGGGTCAAGCCGGGTACGACCCGCCGCCATTCGGCCGCCGCCTCCCGGGTCAGCCAGGTCGGCGGATTCGGAGCGACACGACGGAAGGCCGGCGGAGTCTTGACCTTGCGGCCGCCCGAGTCGGTGCCGTTACCGCGGCCGGTGAACAGCAGCAGGTTCGCAGGCTGTGACGGTCGTCCCATGCCGTCACCTCCGATCGATCGTTCTGAGATCGCGTGAGTCGAGGTTCCCCGGCGGTCCTTCGAGGGAGCGCGCGTCAGATTTTTCCGGGCCTCGCGTTGAACCCGCCGGGCTGTCGTCGGCTCGTCTGCGTCGAGTCGCAGTGTGCGCAGAGGCCGCGGCCGTAGGCGGGATCGTTGGGGTCGAGGCCCATCGTGATCAGTTCGTCGCGACCGTGCGGGTAGTGGTCGGCGTGTGTGCTCGGTGCTCGATGGCAGATGACGCAGGTCGGGTGCTTGGCGAGGACGGCCTCACGGAAGGTGCGCCTGTGCTTCGCTCCGTAGCCGCGCCTCGAGGAGCTCGGCCTGGTGTCGGCCTTGGCCTTGCAGGTTGGGCACTTGCCGGTGCCGTCGTGCAGCTGCCTGCAGCTGGTGCATCGGGACCTGGGTTTGGTGGGCATCTACTCGGTGCCTTTGCCGTCGAGTAGTGGCCGGCTGATTCTGAGTTCGATGTCGTGTACTCGGTCGTCGAGGCAGACGGGGCAGAGGGTGCCGGCGGCGAGGTGGTCGTGGCATAGCGAGCACCAGTTGCTGGGGTCTATCAGGGCGGGGTGTGGGTGGGTGGCGGGCATGGTCACCTCCACCTGGGTACGTCAGGCGATGCGGCAGGGATGGTCGATCGGCTGGCGCGCATAGACCGGGCACAGGCTGGGTTCGACGCTGGGTGTTACGGCTGCCACCTGGTCGTACGGTGCGCCGCTGGTGATGAGCGCTTCGGCTTCGTCCCACCAGTCGGGGTCGACGTCGCTGTTCGGTGTGGTGGTGAGCTCGAGGTTGTCGAGGCGGTTGTCCCAGCGCATGCCGTTGCGGTGTCTGATGATCATGCCGATGGGGATCTGTGCGTGGTGCGCCATCCATACGACGCGGTTGGCGCCGATGGTGACGCGGCCTTGGCCGCCGATGCGGGGGACGGTGATCATGATGTAGCCGTCGGGGCGTGCGGCGCCGACGATGTGTCCGTTGCGGGAGCAGTGGCCGGTGTCTGGGTCTGCGGTGAGGTTGCCTCGGGCGATGTCGGTGAGTGCGTGGCGGTCGTTCTTGCCGACCCAGCTCACGTGGCCCATTCGAGGTCCTGGCTCCAGACTCTGGGCATGCAGCGTCCAGGTGGCTTTATGTTGCGGCGGGGCCCGGTGCAATGTCAAACACCCGCCTGAATCGGGGCGTGTCACGAGGCCTGCTGCTCGCCGTTCTCGTTGCGGATGTGTTCGGCGAGGATGCCGATGGTGGCCTCGTCCCAGACTGCGCGGCAGGTGCCGGCGGTGCAGCTGGCGATCTTCTCGACTGGCCGGATGCGGAGGCTGTCATGGGTGCCGCAGAGGGGGCAGGTGTTGTGGGGCTGCCAGGGCGGGGTGTCCCATCCGGTGGCCATGCGGGCCCAGGTCCACCAGCGTCGGACGTCGGCTTCGATGCGGTGCGCGGTGCAGCAGGTGACTCGGCCGGTGATGTCCCGGCGCGGGGTGCGTTTGCCGCAGTGGTCTTGGGAGGGGGCGAGGCTGGCGAGTCGGCGCACGACGGCGATCGAGTCTCCGGTGTCGTCGGCGTCGAGGTCGCGTAGCCATTGGGCTGCGTCGGTGCGGATCTGTTTGGCGGTGTCGATGGCGGCGACGCTGGCGGCGGGTCTGCTGGTGGCGACTGTGCCGGCGTTGTCTTCGGTCTGCGTGTTGGTCGGCATGACGGATCGGCGGAGTTGGACGAGCAGGGGCGGGTTGTTCGTGACGTGGTAGCGAGCTTTGCGTTTGCGCATGTAGAGCTCGCGGTGCTGGGTTGGTTGGGTGAGTTCGCGGACGAGGTCGTTGACGTCGAGTCTGCGGCCGGCCTGGGTCACGATCATCTCCTTCGCGAAACTTTCGTCGGTTTGCGTGCGCGTTAGCTACGTTCAAGATCGACGCGGCGGGTAGGTAGTTCTCCGTTAGTACGTTCGTCCGTACGTACGTGGGATCCGATTCGGATCCGGTTCGGAGTCCGGTTTCCTCCCGGATCCGGATGTTCCTGAGCGTGGATTAGTGCAGGTTCGTGACGGCCGTGACCATCCTGTGCCCCTGTGGATATCTCCGGATCTCTACAAAGTCTGAACAGAAATGCCCGTATCGGAGGGTGCCTCCGGGCAAAAACGGCTGTTTTCGGTGACATGGGCGTACTAGCGGGATCGATCCGGATTCGGATCGAGTCGGAGTCCGATTCGGATCCGGATCGGACGTGTTCATGCGGTCTTCCAGCAGTGGCAATCAGCGCCGTGCCAGCGGACACAGTTGGCTTTCCGGCCGGCGGTGGCGGCGGCTGCGCGTTTGGATTCGGACACAATTTTCAGCTCTTGGCGTTCGGCGAAGTTGTGGATGTTGTAGCCGTGGTCGAGCTCGTCCCAGAGGCCGTGTTTGACGAGGAGCCGGGCGGTGGCGGGGGTGCCGTGGATGAACGGCAGGGCTGACGTGGGGATCCGGCCGTCGGTGCCGTGTTCGCCGGACCAGCCGAGCGCGAACATGTACGACGTGGCGGCTTGCCACTTGTTCGGTGAGCGGTCGTCGAGGAGCGCGAGGATCTTGTCGTGGCTGGCTATCGATGAGTCGAGCCGCACCCAGGGCAGTGCCATCAGGTGGCCTCCTTGTGTCTGATTGGCTCGATCCGGTAGAAGGCGGCGAGGCTGGGCGTGAACAGGGTGTTGCAGGACGCGCAGGAGATCATGGGGAGCGCCGCGATGATCGCGTGGTGGCCGGCGCACATCAGGTAGATGAGTCGTACGGCGGGGCAGCATTGGACGCGCCACAGGGTGTAGTCGGCGGGTTGTTGGCAGTTGTGGTGGCCGCAGGGCGCGTCGAAGTCGAGGTGCTGGATGGGTGTGGTGTCTGCGAGCTCGTCG